CCAGCACCGGCCCGTTGTCCTCAAACACCCAGCTTCCCAACACCAGGTTGGTGTTCATTCCGCCGACGTTCGTCGTAAACGTCATCACCGCCGGCGGCGTCCACGTCCGCAGGTCGCGCGACCAGGACGACGAAAGCAAATAATGCGAACCGGGCGAGGCGGCTTCCTGGTAAAAAATCATCCCGTAGCTGCCGTCATTGAGCGGGAACACGCATTGATCCGTTGCGATCCTCGCAGAGAAACCGGACTGGCCCAAAACAATCGGTGTGTCCTGCACATCCACCCACGGCCCAAAGATGCTCTGGCTCGTCGCGAGAAAAACATTCTCGCGCGTCGCCGCCGTGCTGCCGATGGCCGCATAGAACAGATAGTAGGTATTGTCCTTGCGCACCACCATGCCCGGCCCAATGCCCACGTCCTTGTAAAGGTTCGCCGGGTTCGTGTTCACCACCGGGTTGCCGGCATACTTCGTCCAGTTCGTGCCGTCGGTGGAATAAGCCAGGCCGAGAAACGTCGGACGCTGCTCAAACGCCGGCAGCTTGCCACCGACATAGAAAATGAAGTTGGTACCGTTCTCCGAGTAGAGGCGCGGCGAACTGGTCTGCGTGCCGTCCCAATCTGTCAACGCGCCGGGGCCGAACACCACGCCGTGTTCCGTAAGATTGTCCAGCGAGGTACCAAACGCTGCATGAATCTCGCCGCGATTGGTGTTCGGGGAACCCAGGATGTTCGTGTAGGCGCCCCAATACATCGCGATCTTGTCCTGCTGGTAGCCGATGCTGGGCGACACCATGAAGAAATGGCTGCCGTCGTTGTTCAGCAAGTTGCGCGTCACCGTCCATTTGCTCAACGCCTGCGCGGCCCGGCCGGGCGACCAGGTTTGGTTCGCGTTGGTGAGCGCGGCGGCGCTGTTCGTCACTAGTGCCGACAACGCCGCGTTGAGATCGAATGTATAAAGCAGCGATCCCCCATTCGTCCCGATCACCAGCCCGGAATTGGCCGTGCCGGATTGATACGCATTGGTGGACAACCCACCTTGCGAAGCCGTGGTTTGCACCGTCCCATCCGCAAACGTCAGCCCGGCCAGGTTCGTCCAATACTTCTGGTTGCCATCCGCATTGCTTTGCAGGAACGCCCGGTTCAACGGCTGCCGGTTCTGCGCCCCGGCGGGGATAGCGACGAGAATGGAGCATAGAAGATAGAGGATGGTGCGGATCGCCATCTTCCATCTTCCATCTTCCATCTTCTTCTTTCGGGTGTTCATATATGACTACAAGGTGCGGATGTCGGCGCTCAGGATCATGGCGTCATTCGCCGCCGCCGTGGGCGTCGTCGTCACCGCCGCCGGCGCGCCCGTGGCCGCCACGATGTAGAGGCCCGCCATGAAAATCTTGCCGCCGGGTTCGTAATCCCACACGCCATCCGTGTTGGCCGCCACCTGGCGCACCGCCACCGGACTCGCGCTGGCCGAACTGCCCGCCGCCGTGTCGAACAGCCAGAGATACACCGCGCTGCCCGTCAGATTGCGATAGCTCAGTGTGTAAAGCCGCGTGCGTTGCGTGGCGGCCTGCAACGTCGGCAACCAGTTTGTTCCGTTGCTGTTGCTCACCGCCCGGTCCGCCGCCATGATTTTGGTATTCATAAATTCCGCCTTTCACGCCACATCCAGCCGGCGCACTTGTTTTTGTTGTCGTTGCAGTTTGTCCGCCTCCAGCTCCAGCAGTTCCGTGGCGTCGTTCTCCGCCATCGCGGCCGCCGCAAATTCCTTGTTGCACCGCAGCCAGTCCGCATAGCCCGCCTGGATCAAGTAACCCCGGAAAATGTAGGGCAACGGCACGAGCGTCCATTTGTCCGCATCCGTATCCGGGCTTTCCCCCGCCGCCGCGGCTTCTGCGCAGGTGTAGAAGTTCCCCACGCCGTCCTCCGTCACGAAATACACCTGCCGCCCCACGGCATACGTGAGCGTGCTGTCCCAGAACGCCCCCTTGAGCGCCGGTCGCCGCCAGCGGAATTCCACCCACACCACGTTGGGCGCCTGCGGATGCACCGCAATGCCCTGCTCGGTTAGCTCAAACCGGATTTCGCCGGGAAGGGCAAACGTGCGCGGGTTCTTCCAGCACACCCGCCGCACCTCGCCAATCGGCGTCGGCACCACGCCGTCCAATGCCCCCGGCACACTGCCCGGCGCGAGGATTTCCCACGCAATGAAATACTCGTCACTGTCCGTCAACCCGCTCAATTCAAAATCAAACCCGTCGGCGCTGATGCTCACCGTCACCACGCTGGCCGTCAGCGTCAGCCCGCCGCTGGGAATGATCACCCACGCGCTCACCGCCGCCGGCGTGAAACCCAGCGCCAGCCCGGTGATGCTCCCGGTGTCCACCGCGTCCGCCAGGGCTTCCATGCCGTGCAACGGATCGTTGTAAAGTTCGTACACCAGCGTGTAGCTCGTGCTGTCCGTGATGCCGCTCAGTTCAAAATCAAATCCGTCCGCCGTGATCGTTCCGGAGAGCGGATACACCTGGAGGTTCAACGAACCCGCCGGGCGTTGAATCCACGCCTGACAGCTTGTGGGCGTGTAACTTAGCCCCAGCCCCGTGATGCTGCCATCCTGCACTCCTGAACCCAGCGTCACCTGCCCGCGCGTCGTTGCGCCCGCCGGCAGGCCGCTGCCCGCGGCCGGGCGCGTGCCTGTGCCGTCGTAGGGGATGTATTTGTCAAACGGCGTCAGCTCGCCAAACTTTGTCTCATCAAAATTCGCGCCCGTCGTGTGCGCCGTGTGACACTGATAAAACCGCCCGTCATAGATGTTGCGCACCTGGTCGCCCACGATCAACGCCGTGCCGCTGGCCCAGTCCGTCACGTCGTAACTTTGCGCGCACTCGGCCCAATACGCGGAGTTCTCCACCCATTCGCCCGCCGTGTAGGTGGCGGGCGACTGCGTGTCGGCGCTTTGCGCGCGGATCGCCTGATAGTATTTTTGCGCGGCAATGAAATAGCGTTCGTCTCCGGCGGCCACGTCCTCGGTCGCGTCGTACGCGGCCCGGTAATAGCGTTGTTCCACCGGACACAACTCCGGCCAGTAATGAATCTCCTGCGCCACCTGCAACCGCCGGTCGTGGAACGTGCGGAACAGGTTGAACTCCGGCGCGCCGATGTCGCTCAACGCGTCGCCCGGCAGATAATTCATGCCCGCGAGCGCCGCCGTCCCGGCCAGCACATCCGAGTAATCCACCGTTCTCATCGCGCCGCCTCCCACGTCCCGCGATCAAACCGCACGCCGCGTTTGACCTTCCGCACGGCGCATGGCGCACTGCGCGTCCCGGTAAAGCCCACCTGAATCTTCCGGCTGCGCGCCCGCAGCGCGATTTCCTCATTTCGTTTCGCCAGGAACTTCATCAGGTCCGGGTTTTCGGTGTAGTTGTGCCCATAGAACTGCCGCCAGATGGAGTCCACAAAGGGATCAATCTCGAACTCGGGCTTCAGCTCGCCGTGCCAGTGCGCCTTGTCCCGGCGCTGCTGGGCAATGCGCTGCTGCCGTTCGATGGCCTTAAGCACCTTCAAATCGAAATCGCGCCGGAAGATGTCATCCATCTTCTGACGCAACGCCGCCGGCAGGTTGGAGAGGTCAATTTCCATCCGGTAGGGAATTCGGAGCGCGGAGCCGGGCGCGGCCATTCCGCACTCCGCACTCCGCACTCCGCGTTTGCTTTACGTCGCGCTCGGTTGCACCACAGCGCTCAGGCCCGTGGCATCCTGGAGTTCCAGATAGAGGTCCAGTTGGCCGGCGTTGACCAGCGTGATGGCCTGCGTGGCCGCCGTAATGATGATGTCAATGGTGTCCGCCGCCGTGTAGGTCCACGATCCGGCGTAACCCACGCCCCAAGCCGCTGTCTTGAGCGTTACGCTCGCCACGAATCGGTTGGTGCTGCCGCCGTCGCCCAGGATGTAAACCAGCGTGCCGTCGTTCGCGCCGCTGAAGGCAAACGCGGTGACGACGCGTGGGATTACCCGGCGCACCACCATCCCCGCCGGGATCGTGAGCGTGGTGGGTAAGGCCAGCGTGTTGATGGGCACGGCGGATTGCGCCGTGCCGCTGGTGAGAGTTGCCACTTCCGCCGCCGTGAGACGGTAGATGTGCGTGAAGCCCTGCGCCCGTTGTTCAAACGGGAGCGGAATAAGTGTTCCAATGTTAGGCATAATCGTTGTTTCTTATTTCGTTGGTTGCGTTGGTTCAGCGATTAGCTCGCGCTGGCGAACTTGGCCTCGCCGATGGGGTTCTTGCACAGGAGCATGATGATTGCCTCGATGGCACAGGTGTAGCTGCCGCCCTTGTATTCGGGCTGATACACCGTCGGCTTCTGGTTCCAGTGCCACATCCACATCTCGGGATGCAACAGGTAGCCGCGCCACGGTCCATACGTGGCCGAGCCGCCGCTGAACCCGGTGGCGATGTTCCATTTCGTCGGGATCAACTCCAGCGTGCCCCAGCTCGAAAGATAGGTGCTGATGTTGCTGCCGATGGTGGACTTGCCTTCGTCGCGATTCGTCACGCGCCCGGAGGACTGCGTGCTTTGGCTCGAAGGCAGGAAGAACTGGAAGTTCTCCGCCATCTGGTTGATCAGCGAGCTGCCGCCCACGAGGATCATGTTGCGCGCCTTCATGCCGGTGGCATCCCACATGGATTGCATCGCCGTTTTGAAGACGTTTTCCACCACGGCGGTCGTCGCCCCGGTGAAGATTTGGTTCGTGTTCGGACGGATGCTCGACGGCACGTCGCTGTCCGCGTCGCTCTGCGCCGTGGTTTGCAGCCACTTGCCGATCCCGCGGAACATGTGCCCCGTCACGCCGTCATCCGCATACGCGGCCTGGTCGCTGCCGGCATGGCACTCGATGATGCGCGAAATGAGCGTCATCTTCTTGGTGATCTCGCGGGCGAGTTCGTCCTGCACGCCGGCCGTGTCCGTCACGTCCTGCGCCAGCTTGCCCACCGCCGCCGTCTGCACCACGTATTGCACGCGGGCCGTCAATTCCTTCCGTTGCGCCCCCGCGCTCGTGAAGGTGTCCCAACTCTTGCCTTCGGGCCAGGCCACCGGGGCGGGCGTCTCATACGTGTCCGCCTGATAGTGTTTGACCACGTTCACGGGCTTCTCGCCCTTGGGCAGCCGCTGCAAGAGCGGCGTGCCGTGCTCGTCGGACAGGGTGATGTAATTCGCCCAGTCCGTTTTCTTACCGACTACATTCTTTTCCAGTAACATTTGTTTTGTTCTCCGATAGGGTGGCCGCGACGCCTCGTCGCGATCACCGGGTTATCGAAGTGCCATTCGTAATGCGTTCGTGACGTTTTCCGCCGAGGGATTCTCCCGGAGACTCTGACTCGCCTGTTCTTCTTCCGCCGCCCGCGGGTTCGCGATGCGCGCCGCCGCCGGACTGCCGCCCGTGGGCGACTTCACCGGGGCTTTGCCCGGCAACACGCCGGGCTTCGCGCCGTTCCCGTTCGTTTTCGCCTTGGCTGCCGCCTGCAATTTCTCGAATTCCTTGAAGCCCAGCGTGTAGATGCCCAGCGCGAGTTTCCACGCCGGCGTCCGTTGCTTCACTTCCGGGAATAACTGGATCACCTCCTGCGCCTTCAAATAATCCGGCGAGGTTTTGTCGTCGAGGAACGGGAAGAATTGTTTCGCCGCTGCCTCCACCTGGAGTTCCTGCGCGCGAAAGCTCTTGATCCGTTCCCGCACCTGCGGGACTTCCTCGGTCAACCAGTCGTTCACTTCATCGAGCTGCCGCCGCAGGGCTTTCTCGTCCTGTCCGGCGGATTGCATGTGCGCTTCCAGCCGTTTGGACTGGTCTTCATCGGCATAACCGCCGAGGAAAGCCCGGGCATCCGCCTGGAATTTCTTGCTGGCGTCCACGAGCTTCTGCAACGATTTCTCGTCCATGTTCCCCGTGGTCCGGGACGCACTGCGCGTTTCGAGTTCCCCGGTCAACCGCGTCACTTCGGCTTCCGCCGTCGTGGCCCGGTGTTCGAGGTCTTTTACCTTCCCCACTTCGCGGCTGATCCGCTTGTCGAGGATGGCTTGCAGGGGCGCCGGTAGCGCGCCGCCGGTTTGTTCCCAGGCTTCCACCTGTTGCAACACCGCGGCGGGCAGTTCCCCTTCCGGCGTGGCCGAGGGGGTGGGATTTTCGGTCGTCTCAGTCTCCGGCGGGTCCGCCGGGGGAGTTTCGTCACCGCCCGGAGGCGTGGCCGGTTGCACTTCTTCACCGGCGACGGCGGGCGTTGCCGGGGGCAGCGCAAACTCGCTGGTCAAGAGCGAGGTCACACCTTCCGGCGTTAAATTTTTGGGATCAATGCTGCGGGATGCGGCAGCCTCGCGTTGCGCGGTTGGTTCTCCGGCCTTCCCCGCTGTGGCCGACTCTTGGGATGTAACGGTTTTGGTTTCCATGCGTGAGCACGTATCGGTTGGGAACACCACGCGGCGTGATTTCCGAGGCCCGCGCGTGCGCCTCGTGAGCGCATGTAAACTCAGGAAGGGTGAAACTGGGAAGATGCCGCCCCGCTTGAACCGTGACTTTCCGCCTTGAACCGCGAAATTAACGGGAAGAACTCAGGCCGGTTGCGGTTCGAGCTTCGGCCAGTAATGGGTGAAAATTGGATTTGGATGCGGACCACCGAACACCAGTCGCTCTTTGAAACTGTTCGTGTCGCCAATGAGCAAACAGTCCCAACTATGGGAACGGTCGCCCTTGTATTTCACAAGCAACCAGACGTTCGCCGGAAATTGCGGTTTGCCCAGCTTGCGGTAAATCGAAGCGCCGAACGCTTTTACCGTGTACGGCATCCCGTTCTTGTCGCCCTTCTCGCCTACGCGATAACTCTTTGGTGCATCCCAGCCCGGGCCGAACGGTGGCTTCTTCACCCGCGTCAGTTGATCGTTGCAGATTGGGGTCATTGCTGATCCGGTTTAGTCCGTCTCTTTCCGCTTGATCATCCGTTGGTCCGCCAGACTCTTGGCGTCCCGCAAATACTGCGCGAGGTAATCCGCCGTGGCCGCCGCGCCGGCCGCATACTGCCGCTGCTCATTGGTAAGATTCGGGGACAACGCCCCTTCCGTCTCCCGTTCCGCGTGCGCGTCCACCAGGCTCAACACCGCCAGCCACAACGGATGATCCGCCGGCATCGCGGCCAGCGCCATGTCCCGTTGCAGTTCCGCGTGCTTGCGCGCCGCCTCCGTCTCCGCGCCCGATCTCAGCCGTTTGAAGATTTGGGCCAGCCTCATTGCCCCGCTCCCATCGGCTTCACGCCGATCCGCCCGACCTGCTTGTTTTCCTCCTGCTTCACCGACATTTGCAGCGATTTCATGTAATTATTCATCAACGCCCCGAAGCGTTCATCCTGCTGGAGTTGCTGCTGATACTTGGGATTGTTCTGCACGATCTGCTCCAGGAATTGCAGCTTCATCGGAGCGCTGGGATCGTTCTCGACGTATTGCGCTTCATTGCCCGCCACCATCCGCACCGTCTGGTTCATCACGTCGTCAAACACCTTTTGCGAGGCCGCGCCCTTGTCCATGAGAATCTTGCCCGCCAGCCGGCTGTCCACCATCCGCACCAGCAACTGCGTCAGCGCCGCCCGGTCAATGCTCCCCGTCACGTCGCTCGTTACCACGCGGTCGAGGATGATTTCCAATTTCTTCAAAAGAAACTCCCGGTCCAGTTCCATCGCGTCGAACTCGATGTCAAAATCCAGTTCCTCCATTGCCGCCCGCGGTTCGAGCGCCTGGATCATCGGGGCGACCGCCTGGCCGGCCACTCGCACGATCTCCTGCGGATTGTATTGCAGCGTCAGCGCGAACATGTGCTTGAAAATCTCGCCCCAGAACGCGAAGAAATCGCCGATCATCTTTTCCTGCTTCGTGCCCGTGATGGGCGGGGGAATCTCCGGGTTGAACCCGCCAAAGTAATGGTCGCGCCGCCAGCGCAACAGCTTCACCAGTTCCAGCGCCAGCGAGGGCGCCGGGCCGAGGTCCAGGATGCGCTTGAACTCGTCCGACTTCTTCACCGGCACCTGCGCGCCCGGCCCGAGCCGGTAATCCACCCCGCCCAGTTTCGGCACGCCGATGGGCGGCATCGTCTCCAGTTGCGCGCGATTGAACAGCATGTCGAGCTGCTCCTTCTCCATCCGCTCGCTGGTGGCTTCGATCTCCGGCACGCTGCGCGTCTCCGTGAGGCCGCGCCCCAGTTGCTCGCGCTTGTAGATCACAAACGGATACTGCCCGTGCGCGTAATCCAGCAGCTCATGGTGCGCGCACAAGTCCTGCGTCCCGTAATCGTCCTTGTCAAAGTGCGGGCTGAAAATCGTCTGGTAAATCTCCGTCACGCCGTTCTCATCCGTGGCCCGGCGGAAGGCATAAACCACCTCCACGCGCTCGTACTGGTTCTGCGTGAGCTTGTACCAGCGCACGCCGCCTTGCACCTTGCTCGGGGAACTCGTCGAGATTGTCGGCTGCCCGGCGGGATTGCCCCACATGCTCAGACTGCCCTTGGTTTTCTTGGCCTTCTCGATCCAGTCCGCGTCCCAGCCTTCGGTTTTCTTCGCATCCAGTTCCGCCAGCGTGAACGTGCGCCGGAGAAACAACACCGCGCTGCTCTGGATTTCCGTGGTGCCCCGAGCGCACAGGAATTCGTGATACGGCCGCGCCAGATACACGATGGGCCGGTTCTTGCACACATACGGCATCGGCACATCCGCCTTGCCGTCCTCGCGCAACTCCCGCACCAGCTTCTTCGCCGCGCCGGTTTTCAGCGTCAGCAACTTTTCATCGTCCAGTTCGTCTTCGAAGAAACCTTTCCCGGCCAGTTCCTGCGTCACATACAGCTTGTAGAGCGATTGCAACGCCTGCGCCGCTTCCGCCTCCGTCGTCGGGTCGAGGATCAGCGCGGCCACAGTCGCAAATGCCTCCACCTGCTGCCCGAGCATCGCCAGTTCCTCCAGCGTCACCCGCTTCCGCGTCTTGCCCAGCTCGCGTTCCCACCCCACGAACGCCACGCAGTAACCGTATTCGCCGGTGTATTGCAGGCTCAACTCCGCCTCCAGCTCCAGCGCCTTCTTGTAACGCTTGCGCACCAGCCAGTGGGCGTAGGCCGAGAGCGGCCCGATCAGGTCCACGTTGTCCGGGTTCACCGTGTCCGCGCGAATCTCCCCGCGCCGGAACGCCGCCATGCCCAGCGCCACGCTGTCATTGATCACGCCGTCACTGCTGAACGGCCGGCAATCGCTCGCGCCGTCGTAGGGCATCACCGGCGTATCGTTCGCGGCCCATTCATCCCACTTGCGGCCATCGGGGGATTGCCCGGGCCAGATGTTGCGCCGCGTGTTCTCGCAGAAGTTCGCGTCAAACAATCCGTCCCCCAGCGGCGACGCCTGTTGAAACTCCTGTTGCAACAGGGACACATTGGGGTCGGGACTCGAAATCAGTTTCTCGGAATCTTGCATGTGGACTTAATCTTAATCGTCATCTTAATCTTAATCTTTGGCCCGGCGGCTACGGTTCAGTCCGCTTGAACCGCACCTTTGCCGCTTGAACCGCGAACTTCACAACCCGATCCATTCCCCGATTTGTTCCTTGCGATACCGGGCCGCGCCCAGACCGCCCAGCCGCACGCGCACCAGACCGCCCGCCGCTACGATTTCATCCACCGAATGCCGGTCGAACCCCGTCCACTGATGGACCGCGGCAAACAGGAACAACGGCTTCTCCCGCGCCCAGCCCTGGAGATCGAGCGTGTCCTGCCAGCCCAACAACTGCGCCACCTGGATTTTCGGCACGCGCCGTTCGCTGAACCCGGCGGGTTTCACCGCCCGCAGCAGCCCATGCTCCAGATACTTGCTCGTCGTCGCGCCCGTCAGCCCGCAGGCCAGCAGATGCTTTTGCGCCAGCAGATACGGCAGTTGTTGGAATTCCTTTCGCGTCACCACCCTTTCCCCGCCTTTCCCCGGGGCCGCGTCTCCTCCAGATGTTCCAAATCGGCCAGGCACGCGTATTTCACCAGGTCCGCAAAATCTTTGGCGGCGCCAGTGCCACCGCTGCGCCCGGTGTAGTTCCCCAGCATCCAGATCACCTGCTGACATTCCTCGCTCACGAACAAATGCGGCTGGTTGAACACCGGCATGGATTGCCGGCCTGGACAGCCCAGCAGTTCGTTGACCTTCGTGATGCCTTCATCCGCATCCTCCACGTTTGCCCGCCGGCTCGTCGGCGCGTCCCACAATTCCATTGGCGGCACGCGCTGCCCCGTGCGCTCGTCCACGTTTTCCTTCTCGAACTCGTCATACAACGTCGTGCCGCCCTGCTCGCTCACATGGGTATTGTGGATGCCACGCGGATCGCCAAACCGGGCCGCGATGTCCTCGTGCAAATTCTCCAGCGGCTCGCCCGTGCGCAACGCCTGCCGGAGACGCCGCTGATGATACTGGTCCGGCACGGTTTCCAGCACGGTTTCCAGCCCTTCCATCTTCCATCTTCCATCTTCCATCTTCATCCCCTCGGGCACTTTCACCCGTTCCTGCTTCAAAATTTCCAGCTTGTAATGCACCACGCCCCAGCCCAGGCCCGCCTGCGCCGGCCCGGGATCTCCATCCCACCCTTTGCGTTGCTGTTCGTTCACTTCCCGCTCCGTTGGCACCGCCCATTCCCCATACGTCGGCACATCCGGCCATTCGCGGTAGATGTAAATCGAGTTCGGGCGCTCCGGCACGATCCGAAACCAGATCATCGGGAAATTCCGCGTCCCGTGCGGGTCAAAGAAGAAATAATTCGTGCCGTTGCCCGGAATCTGCGAGCGCTTCACCACGTTATGCGGTCCAAAATTCGGGAACGCCCGCGCAATGCTGTCCCGGCTGAACCCATACGCCATCCGCTCGATGTATTCCGTGGTTTTGCCCGCGCAATCCTCCTTCACCCGCTGATAAAACGTCACGCCCGGCGCCGGTCCGATGGGATTGAAGTCGCCGAAGAAATAAATCGCCTTCGCGCCTGGAAAACCGCACTGCCGCACGTAGGGCATGTGGCCTTTCGGGCACTCCTCCACGTTGTTGCCGGGCAACAGCTCGCTCGGCCGCGTTTCCAGCGTCCGCGCGCTTGCTCCCACCACTTCCTTCATCGCGGGCGTGATCCCGTGAATCGGCGTGTAACTCCAGATCAGTTTTGCCGCCCGATACCGCACGCGCCGTTGCGCCATGCGAAACCACGAGAGCGGCATGGATTCATCCGCCACAATTCCCACGTTCGGCGGCACATACAACCCCTCCTTGCGCCGCTGCGCGCTCACGTCCAGATACGTTCCCTCCGGCGCTCCAAACTCCCAGCCCTCGTAATCCGTCGCCGGCGAGTTGTAGCTGAGAAAATAAATTTCGCTCCCGTTCTCCAGCACGATCTTGCCGTCCGTGAACCCGTTCTTGTACCCGAAATTGATCGCCAGAACCGGGAACTTCTTGCCGCTGCTCGCCTGATACATCCGCTTGAGGTAAACGTCCCAAACGATCTTGGCCTGAATCTGCGTAATGCTCGTCTCGTCCTTTTCCGAGAGGATCACCCCCACGCTCTTGGGATACCACTTGCACACCTGCAACAGCCGCTTCACGGCGTACCACGTCTTCGTGCTGCGGTTCTGCCCGAACAACGCCAGCACATGCACGCCGGCTTCGTTCAAAATCCGGTCCGCATCCTCCCACGGCGGAAATTCCCATCCGAAATTCAGCGGATCCCCCTGCGTGGGATGTTCCGCCAGCACGATGCGCTGTTGCCGGCGTTGCAGGCCTTCGATCAAGTCGGCCCGGCCGCCCGGCGTCGCCAGGGCCGCGCGCACCTGCGCCAGGCCCGGCAACTTGAGCATGGGATGCGCCCCCACGCCCAGTTGCTCGTACAACGCCGCCAGCGCCGCGTCATCAAACACAGTCATGTCGCTTCAACCCTGTTTCGCTTCCGGCTGGCCCGTCACGCGCGCCTGAATCTCCAGCGCCGCGCCGTTAAGTTGCCGGGCCATGCTCACCAGGTCCTCGGCCTCCTCCGGCGTGGCCTGATGATCCCACTTCAACAATGTTTCCGTCGCCCGGGCTGCCCGGTGCGCCGCGCTATAAGCCGCCTGTTTTGCTTCGTTCATTTTCATAAAATCATTGATCTAGCGGACTCTTGATGCGCCGCTCCACCGGCGCGGCCACATGGTTGTAAATCATCGTCGTCTCCACGCGCGAATGGCCCAGCAACTTCTGCACGTCATAAATCGGAACGCCGCTTTCCAGCAGGTGCGTGGCAAAACTGTGCCGGAACGTGTGACACGTCACCCGCTTGGTCAGCGCCAGATTTCGCACCGCGGCATTCACCGTCTTTTGCAACGTGTTCTCGTGGATGTGATGCACCTTCAACCGGCCATCCGTGGGATCAGTGGAGAAAGTCCGGCCCGCGAAGACGTATTGCCAAATCCAGTCCCGTTCGTAAGCCGGATACTTTCGCACCAACCCGCCGGGCAGATGCACGCACCAATGATCCCGCTCAAACCGCTGCCGGTTGTGCGCCAGGTGGGCGCGTAACTCCACCACGATGGATTCCGGCAATGGCACATTGCGGTCCTTGTCGCCCTTGCCAGCGCGCACGTTCAGGATGCCGCGCTCCCAGTCAATATCCTTCACGCGCAACCGGCAGCATTCCATCAGGCGCAGCCCGCACCCGTACAGCAGCTTGGCCATGATGCGATGCGCGCCGGGCGGGATGGCCTCAATCACTCGGAACACCTCGCCCTTGCTCATCACCACCGGCAACCGCGAGGGCCGGCTGGCGAACTCAAACTTTCCGATGTCACCGATTGGTTTACCCATGCACCCATCGTAGAACCGCACCAGCGCGCACAGATTTTGATTCTGCGTCTTGGCCGTGACATGGCGCTTGTTCGCCAGATGCGAAAGAAAGGCATTGACCTCAAGCGCACCCAGCGTCAACGGATCACGTTTGCCCGACCAGATAACAAACGCCCGGACGCAGCCGATGTAAGTATCCATCGTGCGCGGCGAGTAGTGGTGAAACGTCATCCACTCCCGGAACTGTTCACTCAACCGTTTCGGTTTTGGTTCTGCAATTCGGGGAACCATCAAGGTTGAATTGGTTGCTGTCATAGAATTGTCTCCGTCTAATCACTGTTATGCCCCGTGCAGCGCCGCGCCAGGCTCACGAGCCAAATGGCGAAGTCTTTTGGTGTTGCCTCGCGCTCCGCACGCTTTGTGTGGGGACGGTAGTCCTGCCTCTTGCGCGACTGGATGACGCACGGCGCTTCGCCAAGCACGAGCGGGACGGTAGGGATGGCTCTTGGTTCACATCCCACGATGTATAGTCGTGTGGACTTGTTGGCACGGTGTCCCCACCAGAATTGAGGGACGGCCATTGTCCATCCGCCCCATTCATCACGTTCTCCGGGTTCTGGCAGTTGTGCAGTTTTCCAAAGCGTGCTTCGAGCTGGGTGTTCCAGCACACCACCATTTGCCCTTACGATTCCAACGGCCCAGATTGCCAGCTCCTTCTCGCCCGGCAACGGTCTTGCAAAATATCTGAGTTGCCCCCAGGCGCGGCAAGGCGGGTGGGCTACGACGGGAGAGTTGCCGCGGTAGTTTGCTGCGTCGCGGTCAATGTCCCAGACATCACAACCAGGCAACGTCTTGTAGATGCTGTCTGAGCGGGCAAATAGCACTACGACGGGGCATAACAAACCGGCTGCAGGAGAACGCCGGTTGAGCGTCGCGGGTTGTTCGAGAATGTTCACGTTGTTTGAGGGTCGCTGGCCCGGCGTCCCTGAGCCGGGTCGTTCAGCTTCAAGAACGCGATCCAGTGCGTCTGTGAGTGCTCCGTGGTGCGGTGACCAAACAGGGGCTTCATCGGCGTCATCTCCAGAATCTCGCCCACCTTCACATTGCTTTCTGACCACTTGAATACGAGGACGCCATCTGGCTTCAGCACGCGGAAGCATTCAGCGAAGCCCTTGCGTAGCACCTCGCGCCATTCACCATTCAGCACGCCATACTTGCGAGTTATCCATCCGCGGGCCTCGTTTCGTATCACATGCGGCGGGTCGAAAACGACCAGCGAGAATGATTCAGACGGGAATGGAAGCGCGCTGAAGTCGCAGAGCATGTCCGGCGCGACGTTGAAGAAGTCACGCGGACCTGGCCCGACGTGGAAGGATTCGCAACGCTTGTCCACGAAAAGGCATCGTGGGTCGTTGCGGTCGAACCACATCATGCGGCCTCCACAACATGCGTCCAACACTGGCGGCAATGAAGCCGAACCAGTCCTTGCAGAGAAGCCGGCCATTGCATCAGGGTTAGCAATCGGTGCGTTCATTTGGCCGGCTCTCTGAAGTCTGCGTACCGCCATGTATTCACGCGCATCGTATTCCGCTTGCTTCATTTCGCGCTGGAGCTTCTGGTCTATCTCACGCGCCGCTACGTTCTTCCGGCGTGCCAGATACCACTTTAGGCGAGACACGACACCATTACTCGGCACTCCACGGTGGGAGTTATTCTCGACCCACTCCGGCACGCCTACGTCGTCGAGCATTGCGGCGATTTCGGATATTCGGCGCTCATTCAGTTCGGCTTTTAGTTGTTCGAGCCGGGCGGTATAACAACCGGATGCAGGAGAACGCCGGTTGAGCGCCGCAGGTTCACGAGAAGGTTTCATAGAGTTTGAGAGTCGCTGGCCCGGCGTCCCGGATCCGGGCCGTTAGGCTGCCTTTGGTAAGTCACGCCGTCTATTTTCACGGCAGATATGTCCCCGCCAGCGTTCCTCACCTGATACCACAGACCAGAGCACGCACTTTGAAACCAGACTCCCGCATCGAACGAGGCAGCCGAACCAGCCGGATGCAGCGAACCGGAGACTTGCTTTTCACCAGTGCCACGCACCGAATATCCCGGAGTGTTTAGGGCTTCCCACACGTCCGGGTGGTCGTGAGGTCTTGTGTAGTGGACCTTACCATCAGTTCCTATGATTTCGAGTTGCATACAGATTCAGGTGTTCGGCGCCTTCGGTCGCTGATCCGGGACGTTAGCCTCCCGCTTCGGCTTATAGAGCCTGATGTGTATTGAACCGCATGTTTTGCAGGACACCATTTTCAGCGGGTATGATTTTGGTTGTAGATTCACATGCCCGCAGTCGCACTCTACCCACTTCTTAGGGTATTCCGCTGCTGTTCGCTGGGCAGCGAGTCGGCGTGGAGCAATTGGACGTTTCGGGTTCATCGCGCAGGTCGCAGAGCTTGGTCGTTCTGCAAAAGCGTTACTGCCTTGAAGTCGCCGCCGATGATGTGTTCCGCGAGCGTAACACCGCGAGTTGGACTGCCATCTTCGTCTGTCGGTCCTAGCAGGTTGTCCCAGCAGTGCTCACACACCCACCGTTTCTCGTGAGGATACCAGTAGAGTTGGTCGGCATGGTAGCTGACTTCCTCCCGACAGTAATCGTTGGAGCAGGAAAACAGGGCGCGTGGAATTGCAGAACCATTACTAGGAGGCAAAGACGCCCCGCTCTGCGCTCCATCCGTGTTTGTAATTTGAGTATTCATTTTACGTTCGAGGCGGCGCTTCCAGTCTGCGTTCGGCGATTCGAGTTCACGCAGTTTGGCCTCTGCCTTCTCCGCACAAAGTCGCCAGTGCATCGAGGCGCAGGCGTTGCTTTGCTTGAATCGGATTTTCTCGCCGCTGTGCGAGATGCTCTGACTTCCGCATATCCAGCCATACCACCCGCCCACGAAGCCCTCAGATTGTATGCAGCCGCAGCCAGGACACAGCCCCATCGCCGAACCAGTCGGTGCAGCCAATGACGCCATCGCATCGCGGGCGAGTTCGGATGTCTCTTGTGGCGTCATGGCTGACCTTTCTCGGTTATCCGGCCCGCGTATTCCATTTTTTGCGGCTTACTCCTTTGCCGTAGTAACTGACGTGCGGATTGATGCAGCCTTGTGTCATACAAGAGATCATTTCGGCGGCATTGTTTTCGCCTACCTTTTCCACTATTGGCGGCAAGCCGCAGAATGGGCAGGCTAATAACACGCGGCAATGAACCGGCTTTCGCCGTTTCAGTTTCGCGCCTGTTTTGATTTCCACAGTTTCAGTTTTCATGGAGTTTTTATTCGTTGCGTCCAGCCGGTCAGGGCACATCCTCCGGGTCAATCATGGTTGCCTGTTTGCGCTCGCCGGCCGCCGCGGCTTTGTGCCCGTGGGCCTTCATCCAATCGTTCCAATCCTCGAACTGCGTGCAATTTTTGTGAAACAACAACTGGCAATCGCCCGTCATTCCGTAGCGGTTTTTCTCCACAAGCAGGTTCACCCGCTTGCGTTTTACCCAGTCGTTGCCATAGGTCTGCGTCAGCATGTCGTCGCATTCCTCCTCAGCCGTTTTGTTCAACTTTGGGCCATACAGGAACATGACCAGATCGGCGTCCTGTTCGATGGCCCCGCAGTCTTTCAAATCCGAAAGCCGCGGGGTGCGGTTCGGCTCTTTTTCGTAATCCCGATTCATCTGCGCCAGGACGATGAACGGCACGTTCAGGAGCTTGGCAATGGTCTGCAACATGCCGCTGATATAGCCCAGTTCCTGCACGCGCTCGTTCTTGTAATTCTTCGTCGAGTGCAGCAGTTGAATGTAATCCACGACGAACAGTTTGATTCCGTATTGCCGGTGCATCCGGCGGGCCTTGGCGCAAAGTTCCTCAATGGACATCCGCGGCGTGTCGTCAATGTAGATTTCCGCCTTCGCCATCTCCGCCGACGCGGTGGCGAGCTTGGAAAAGTCCTCCTTCACCGCAAAGCCATTCCGCCAGCGTTGTTTGTCGCCCTTTGCGCGTTGCCACACCATGCGATCCACGAGCGCCAGCATCGCCATTTCCAGAGAGAAGATGCCCACGGGCGCGGTGTGATGCCGGGTTGCCAGCCGGTTGCCTTCCGCGTCCACCACGCGATTGCCATGGGCATCGAGCTTGGGTTCAAACCAGTCGCAATCCAGCGCTACGGAGAGGGCGATCTGACACGCGAGCGCTGTCTTGCCGATGCCCGGCCGGGCCGACAACACGAGCAGGTTGCCGTTCTTCTGCCCGATTCCGCATAGCATTTTGTCCACGTAGGGAATTCCGAGCGGCAGTCCGCGCACCTGGGCGTGGCCGCGGTGATAGTCCTCGATGTCGTCAATCACTTCCGGCAGGCAGTTCACCAGCTTGCGCTCGGTGTGGCTGATGCTTTCCTCGGCCAGCTTGCCCATGCGTTCCTGCATTTCCGCCAGCATCCCGTCCACCGAACCTTGATGCTCGTAGATGTCGCCCACGGCCTGCGTACACGCCTGCACCACCGCGCGCAGCAGCCATTTCTCGCGCACGATGTCGAGGTAGTAACTGAGATTCGCCGCGCTCGGTACCGCGTCCTGGAGCGTACTGAGGGCCGGAATCCCACCGACTTGTTCGAGCTGCCCGGTTTCCTTCAAACGCTGTTGCAGGATGATGATGTCAATGGCCGTTTCCGGCGGGAGCGTCTGGAACAGGCGTTCGAGGTTGTGATAAATCGTCTGCAAGCGCAGATCGTAAAACCACTCGGCTTTGACGCCGATTTCGTGGCAGTTCAGCAGGCAATCCGTGGGCGAGAGCAGGATGCAACCGATCACGCCGGTTTCGGCTTCGACGGAGTGCGGCGGCAGGCGGTCGGTCTTGAGGTCAGCGGTAGGTTTGCGGGGCGATTGGCCGTTCTGGCCGGCTGGTTTGGTAGCGGAATCAGTCATGCGCGTTGCCTTTCACCTTGAAATTGCCTGCCGCCTGTTTTTTTTGCAGAATCTCCAGTTCGGCGCGTTTTTTTTTCAATTCGTCCCGATGTTCCACGGTGCGCGCTTCGCGGGGGGTTGCTTCGAGCCGGGCGACTTGCTCGCGCAACGCCGCGAATTGCGTCCGGCTGGCTATTGCCCCGTTGGTTTCGACCGCCTCTTCTCCGTAAGGAACCGAGGTCGCTGTCGAGGTCGCTGTCGAGGTCGGGAGGGCAGCATTTGCTGTCATCTGACAACATCTGACAACATCTGCTGGCAGATGCGGGCACGCCTCGGTGGTCGGGGGCGGAAAACGGGAGGGGTTTTTCATGCGGATGCGTTCGGTCCAGCGGCGGAGTTGCAGCACGGGCACGGCGTTGATGGTGTAGAGGATCAGCAGGTCGAGGCGTTGCAGTTCTTCGAGCCATTCCTGCACCTGTTCGGGAGTGATCCGCTTGCCATTCGGAGTGCCGTAGGGGAACGCCACGCGGGCGATCAGGAGCGGATGGGCGTCGAAGCGGGCGTAATCGTCCACAAGCGTCACCAGGCGGGCAAATAGGCTTTGCGCCGGCCAACTGGCCTGATTCCAGCGTGGACTTTCTCGCAAACCAGGTTTTAAGAATCGTTGTGGCATGATTCATCGGAAGTTGTCACCAGCGGCCACGGGCGCGCGGGCACGGGCCTTCCAGAATAAACTTCTGGTCGTTCACCCTGCGCGCCGTGAGCCGCATTTTTTTAAGAAAATTAGTGTTGTCCCGTACCAGCACGCTCACCAGGTTCATGGGATTTCCCCCGTCATCTTCTGGTGCATGGCAGATCAGCAACCCGCGGTTGATAGCCGGTATGCTCCACACTTGAAGTTCCGTTAAAGCGCCCGTCACGCCGTCGGGCGCGTTTTTTTTTGCAACCGCAGGAGCACCGTTGTCCGGAAGCTTGGCCTTTGATGTCCAACTCATAAGAAAATCGCTTTTGCCTCAAAATTTTGCCGCCCAACGCATCAAGATAAATCACT